CCCCGGTTAACCCCGAGTCAATCATAAATGTTTATCCAAGTGTCTTAATATGTTATGATCCGTCTAAGCAAACTGAGCTTAATACTAAATATAAATATAAGTTCCTATAATGGCCCATTGGATTGACCCTGATCAGGATGATGATAAATGGTTTCCAATTGAGTTAGAACTAGGTGATGATGATAGATCACCTGAGTTCAACCTCCCTCTGCTTGAGGAAGATCATGAGGACTTATCTGATGAAGATGCAGATAAAGCAGGGCCATGGACATTCATATCAACTATACCTGCTCCCAGACATCAGAGCCATAGCAAGTCATCATTGGTCAAGTGTGGGCATGATAATAATCATACAGACTCTCCTGAAAATGAGAGTGCTGATTATGAGATCAGAAAAGCAATGGAGAAACACTTGAAAAGATTTAATGAGATGGTGAAAGATGATCGACTACTAATTCCCACTTCTGGTGAGCTTACCATCAAAGGCTTCTGGTGTAAGTATTTCAATTATCCTTATTACATAGAAGTGTATGATAAAATAAAGTATAGCATCACCAGATCACCTAATACTATCACCATAAGAGGCTTTATTGATAATATGCACTTTGACCGAGCAAAAGGGAGCTGGCTTAGAATTGAGTCAATCATAATGAGCTTCATGAGAGTATGTGAGTGCACTGCACTGATCCCTGATGATTTTAGAATGTTGTTGGTAGATTTGATCATTTACTATCAGTTAAAAGGCATTTTATCTGATGGTTTGCGTGAACGACATGTAGAATTTTTAAGATCATCTGAGTACAATGTCTCACCTAACATAGGTAACAAGCCATCAGTTGAAGTAGCTATTTCTAAACTCGTCGAGGAATCTGAACTGGAGTCAAGAGTGTTTCTGAGATACAAGAGATTGCCACCTGTTAAAAGATCCTATGTTTTCTCTGAACCCTCTTACCCCACTTTGTTGGCTGTAGAGAGTGCCATTAAACAGGCAGAATGCCAGAATCTGAGAGCTATCTCTAGTACCACTGAGACAACTGACTTTCTGAACACTCTGATAAATAGTAAGACCTTAGACTACAAAAAGTTGGTTGAATCAGTCCCTCCTAGATTTAGAGCTAGTTCGCAGCATGAAGTTGGGAAGATAAGTAGAAGGCTCATACAGAAGTTTAAGGACAGTGCTGACTGGAGGCGATTCAGATCACCTGATGATATCTCAGATGCAATAATTGTCCTTTATTATACTCAATCTTTAGTGGCTGAGGAGTCCTCAGATCAAGCCTCTGTTGCTCTATCTGTAGTACTTGCTGATCTAAATGACGGGGTTGACGATTTTAACCTTAAAAGATCACTGATACTTTCTGATATTGATGCCATCTGGAGTACATGTCAGCTGATGGTGATTGATGAAACACAGAGAGGTGAATTTGAGAGCATCATCTTCCTCATCCGCTCTTGCATGTCAGCAGAAGAAATGATTAGTATGGTTAATTATCTCAAAGGGACCACTGGTGAGATTATGCTATGTAATGAGTTTGACCTAAACTATAAGCAGGAAGTGAACAAACCTACTATGAAAGAGATACTACTGAGCTGGCTGGATGCTGATGCATGCACCACTATGGCGAAAATGTTGTTAAATGCATCTATATTAGGAGCGAAGCCAGACAATAGTGCTATCACTAGTGTACATGGTTTGAGAAAAGAAAATCGATTTCTACGATTTACCCATGGACTAGCAAAGGACTCTGAAGATAAGTGCTTAATATCAGCAAATGGTGGGTTTGTGGTGAGTGATATAGCTAGCTTTAATGTTGATGAACTTACTGATTCTGATGAGGAGATCCTAATTATATATGAATTCAGTTGGGTCTATGAACCAAAAGTCAGATGTTTAAATGATCTAAGGGCATGGTCTCCCCTGATTAGTGCCAGCTCAAAATTGGGCTGGAAGATTATTATAAGAAGTGTATCTCTGGGTAATAACTGTACCTCATTCTTCCGAGAAAGCTCATCAGCTAGGACAATGATGGAGAGTTCATTCAGAAGTGCATTTGGTAGATTAAAGGCCTGTATGAGCTTATCTGAGTCCATTGTCAGATTATCCGCTGAGTCAATGTGGCCTACATCAAAGAATTACAAGCAAATTGATTTTCATGACCCAGGACCAACTGAGGATCAGTATCAGAGAGTTGTTGCCACAGTGATAGATGAATTGAAATCAGACTATCAGTACAGAGACCCAGAATTAATAAAACTCATTGAGAAGGAGATTAAGAGAGAACCTTATAAGTCTATTGCCACTTACAAGAATGTCCTTGAAGGTGTTGAGTTTCTTAGCATCTGTTTTGAAGAAGCAAAACTGAGATGCAGAAGAATAGTCTGCCCAACTAACTGGTTTTCCGACATAAGAGCTAAGTATAGGAATAAACTACTAGAGTTCAATTATATGGGTGAAAACTTCAAGACCATTAGAAGTTATTATGAGGTCACAATTAAGAAACTAATTCCTAATGATTGCCTTATAGGAGTAGATGATAGCACCAAACCACTCACCAGATTAGATAAGTTACTGAAGTTCAATGTCCCTTCTCAAACAGCAGGTGAGAAACAAATGGCTAGGAGAATTAGAGAGCTGAAGCTCACGATCGCCAAGCTTAAAGGACTAGCACTAATTTCATTAAATGATGGATCTTTATCAACAACTAAGGTCAGTAAATCTTTGAATATGTTAAAGGATGATTTAGACAACAGCACAGTACATCAGATTTTATTGGAGCATTTTTCTGATGTCACGTCATGTTATAAATCAAATGATTCAAAACTGCAATTAAAAAGTAGAATAAAGGCCATAACTGATCAGGTTATAAGTGCACTAAGTGAAAATCTTGAGCCAAAAGATCATAATAGCTTTAGGGATCCATTAGTATTATCTGTAGTAAATGACCATAATCTCCTAGGAAAAGGATCAACAAACCAAATGGAAGTTATAAAGAAGCTATTACTTGCAGACCAAATATCACCTGTTGATGAAGTTAGATGTGAACTACCTAATCAAAGTGAGATGCAGAAGAAAGTCGATGAACTTTTTAAATCATTTAAACTGAGTGACAAGTTGGAAGGGAGATATAGTAAGTGGCTATATGAACTTTATTTAGGGACTGAAGATGTTAATGAGTGGCTGAAGACATCAGGCTTCTTAAATGAATATTTTATGATATTCAAATTTGTAATGGATATTCTTTCTAGGATTTCTTACTTTAGGGAATTGACTAAAATGATGTTGATTTCAGAGAGTTTCATTAAAATTTATAAAAGGAAAAAGGGAGGTTCTGTCATATCAACACGTGTTAGGGCGACTAACTTGAGGTTATATATACATAAGCATAGAAACTACAATGAATCATTCAATTGTCTGATAATGAATGATAAAGGTGCGGTTAAAATGAAGTTGAGACTGAATGAAAGACATGCCCGATTATGGCTAAGTCTGCCTAAAATGCTCATACATTTCTATATATCCAATAACCAGGAAGATCTTTACAAGATGGTTATTATGAAAGATCAATCACTAAGTGATGAGTTAAATACAACTAGTTACCTTCAGTGCATTAATGAGGTTCAAAGCAGTGTAAGGAGGGTGATAGAAAGCTTTTATAATGATGAGGAAAACCAATTCAGCTTATGGAGAACTCTCCTTAATGCTGACACATTTAGGCTAACATGCAAACTAATCGGTTGCCTGCTGGTGACCCATCTTAGACATACAGCTTCCTCAGAAAATAATGAAACAGCCAGTGTGATTAGATACTGTATTATGGCTCAATCAAGTAAGCTAGCAGACCTACCAGGAATTGCAGAAAAGATAGCAAGAAAGTGCAGAACTGGATGGGACTTGATAGAGAGTCTTCTTATTGAAGATGTTTTACAAAATGTTACAAACAGACCCAACACTTATGACATGATTAATTGCTCTAGGTTATACATGCTAGGGTTTGCTTATCCAAGTGATGCATCAGAGATGATAAACTGCATGTACACAATGCATATGTACCCACGAGGTCTGGGCAATTGGAAAGATGCAGTGAGAAAAGCGCATAGAGCTTATCTGGATGTGCACATTCTTTATGAAGCAGATGCGCCGGGTAATGAGAAAAGACTGACTGGTGATGTAGAATTGAATAAGTGGTTTCAGTTGTGGCAGACCAGCAGTGAAGACAATAGGAGAGAGGTAATAAGAAAATGTGCTGATAAACTTAGCCTTTTAATGTCTCAGGACACAAAGGCACCAAGTTGGTCATCATGGGTAGTGGAGCTAGCATCAAATATACAAAAGATGAACTTGGATAGGGATGTCATTTCAAGCTTGATCCGATGTAAAGAGTTGTCTGTTCCTATCACTGCAATCGCTGAGCCCACTTCAGTAATTGAAGAGATGATAGAGAAAACTGAACCATCAGTATTAGCCAATGAATATGTGATGAGTAGAGATTCTAGATTGAAAAACATATTTTCACAAACAGCTAAGAGAAAGAAAGAGGATCTGAACCAGAATGTTCATGAGGTTAAGGAGGAGTTGAAGAAAAATCCTGAGCTATTAAAGCTGTTTGACAATGCTGAGAGAAACTCCATCTGTATAAGTAGGGAATCACTGACCAACTCAATAAAGGCCTTTGATGTGAATAGTCTAATAAGTGATAACAGAGATGAAGAGATTATACATATCATCAAAGGTGTAAATAAGATCTTTATACGGGGAATTGAGAGTCATCTAAACTCAAGAGAAAATTTTAAAATCAAGGTAAACAATTCGATATTGGGTAACATTAAGGGTGAAACAGAGGACTGGTATAGGGTTGACTGTTTAAAAGAAGTGGGTAGAGATGAGTGTTTTGATATTTTCAAGTTAATAACAGGCTTCAGTGTTATTGGTGACCAGCAAACTCTTGTAAAATGTAACAAAATGTGTAATAAGCTACAACAAATGTTTAAAATATATATGGATGATCAAAGTAAGCACTGCGGTGTGGTAGACCTTGAACTCTGTCGTAGGATAGAGGAGTCTGAAAAGTTGCTACTAACTAGCATGTCTGACTGTCTCAAGACTGAATTCTTCAAAACTATTGTTTTAAGTGCTATGAGTGGGCTGAATTGGTGCTTGAGATATAGCCCTACTAATCGTAAATTTATAATGAGGAACTATCCTATGGAACTTGATCCTGTCATAGTGGGAGGAACACTTGGAGAAAGTAGTGCATCAGTGACAATGATGAGATACTTTCTGAGCAAAACAAGTTATAGCAAATCACTTAAACTTAGCATGTACAGATCCTTAGCTTTATCTGATCTTAAAAAAGGCATCCAGATGTTGTACCTCAGCGCTAATGTGAATGTTGTGATACAGAATTACCTAGAAAACACAGTGGAAATCATGACAAATAGAATGAGTGTCATCAGAGTGAAGATGAAGTCATCAAATTCTAGATCATTACTAAGAAACAGCAGATGCAAGAGCATAGAGATCTTTATGGAGGTGATGAGAAATCATGGGAATACAAAATTGTTTGAGATTGGTAGGAATCTAGCCATGGATGAATTCAGAAGCTATAAATTTGGAATTGCACCTAAGGATCAGTTCATGGGTATGAGAGAGTTAGCAATATTAGAGTACAATACTAAAATAATGATGGCATTTGTTGAAGGTGTGTCAAGCCATATACTGAGAGGCATTGGTAGCGATCTATTAAGAAACCCCAAGAGGAAGACAGCTATGCTAGAACATATGACTAAGAATTTTAACTCAAAGTCCAACTGGTGTCACTTTTGGTCAGGGGACAGAACTAAATGGGGACCCAAGCACTTTTATCTGGTGTTCATATGCATGATGAAAGTAGTCTTGAAGGAAAGTCCTCTACTGAACATCGTATTGTCTGTGCTGTGTAAAGGTCTTTCTAAAAGAGTGGAAATACCATTTCCAAGCATCGAGTCAACAATGAATAAGTTGATGGATAAGTCAGGAATAAAGTCAGAAAATAGGCTAAACATTGGTGATTGGTTAAAGAAGCTGTTTGACCGGCTGAAGACAATAAGTGACAAGGATTGGCTATACAAAATAATACTAGGATCTCATGATGATGAAGCTCCAGATGAGAACATGGTGGAGTCAGACATTATATTCTGGGCTGATGATATTGTTCTGAATCTGGACTTAGAAGTAATTATTGATATTATAATGTCTTATGGGCTGTCTAGAGACCAATTGTTCTGCCTTTATCATTTATCTAAGGGTAGAACTAGCCACATTATGCTCTATCACATGAATCAAGGCATTCCCCATCTAACCTCCAGTATCTTAGGTAATTCTGCCTTATCACTAACAAAGTATTTGTTTGAATCTTATATAACTAGAAATTACCCTAGCCTAAAAAATGCAATTGAGATACTCTATGTCACCAGTTCAGATGATTATGCAATAACCATGGTTGCTGATAAATCTTTAGTTACTAGATCTATTTTTGACAAGTTGGTAGATATGTTGGATGGCTTCCAAATTATGACTGCCAATTTGTGTAATATAAAGGATAGTGTTAAATCAGTAGCTGGCTCATCCATACTAGAGGTCTACTCAGTTTTCAATGTGAGAGGGCAGATCACACCAGCCACTATCAAATTCACAAGTAACTCTCTATTGCCACCAAATCAACCGACCCCTTTGAGCATGAATGAAGAGAACTTGAGCAGAATTCAGCAGATTGTTGATAATGGAGGTACTGAAATTGATATTTGCTTATGGCAGGCTCTTAAACTTAACCAGACATTAGGTTACATAGGATTCTCTGAGATTGAGAAGATGGTGCTAAGAGGATGCTCAGGTCTCTTGAACTATGGGATCTGTGTACCTTATGAAAACGTACTACTGGGAGATTCTGAAGTGTCACTAATGCTGCCAACACTCCGGAATATACCATCTTTGAACAACATAATAAAGTTGAGTGATGATAAGCTCTGTTTTTTATTGAGGAAGGATGTTAAGCAATCACTTAAGTCGAGGAAACCATCAAAACTGGTAACATCAATAATTGCCTTAATGTTGGATGATATTATTCTATCATCAAGTCCCAAGCTGTCAGACTGCAAGGTGACATCAGGTAGAAAACACTTAAGTTCAGGTTTTTTAAGAGATCCATTCCCTCCACCATCAAGTTATAAATTGATGAAACAGAAATTAGAAGAGACTATGGAGAAGTTTGGTGGTGATGATCACAAGCAGAGGGCAGAAGCTTTTTATGGTGAGCTGAAAGTCCTCACCAGAATGGGCCTAACCAATGATTTAAGAGTAGAACTTGTCAGATGCAGCTCAGCTATCAAGTCGAACAAACTATCTGTAATACTAACTGATAGTAGCTCAAACATAATGTATAGCTACTTGAGTAGAGCATATAGAAACAATTTACTGAAACTGAATGATGTAGAGAAGCTGATGCCCAAACATGCATCATGGGATTACTGGCAAGACCCTGATATAGCTGACTCATTTAAATCTGATTCAAGATTTAAATTAACAGATGTTATTCATATACTGTATAAGAGAATAATGATTTGTTTCGGTGAAGGAAGGTCAGGAGATGTGGCTGGTTGGCTGGATAATGAAACAATTGAGGAGGCCACGTCCCATTTAATCAGTTCGATCAGAGCATCTATATCAAACATGAGTAAGATAATTGAAAATCAGTTTGGATCTGAAGGGACTAGTTACAGGGAAGTACTTGGGAGATCCAGCAAGACACTATTAGTTGCCAGTGACAGAGTTAGTAAATATGACCACTCAATAAAATGTTTCAGTCACTATGGAGTAAATCCTGGGAGAAAGAGACTCAATAATAAATGGCCAGTTGTGCTATGTTACATAATGGATGAGGAAATATTAACCTCTGGTACTGTAAGGATAGATAATGTTGATCTTTTAGAGCTAGACAAATCAATTATCATTGCTTCATGTGGCAGTCCACCATCATCTTCTGATACAGATAAAATGAAAGACTGGTTATTTCTAGTAGAACAGAAATTTTCTGATGACTTCTCTACATCTAGGCTATCCTTCTGTATATCTTCCGATAATAGAGCAGACTGGAAACAGCTTCATGACATGATTGATCTGAATAGAATCAGAGGATACATGGTGAACACCACAGGTATTAAACTAGACACTTCTCAAATGACTAACTATCAGGAATCTCGCGTGACTAATTTTGTGACAGTGGGTAGCTGTGTAGGTACGAAAGATAGAGAAAGTTATTTGAATTATTTCAGGAGAAGTTTGATGGAGGACCCAAAGGGAGGTGGTATGTCTATAATAACCTCTTTTGGAAAGGCAGCAATGAATGTCATTAGTTCGGATAATAATATAAACAAGGCAGTTAGAATACTACTGATGGAAAGACACACTTCAGATGAAAGTCAAGTCCACTGTGGTGAGATGTTTATATCCGGAAATAAGTGTCAATTCATTACTGATGGGACAAGACTAATTTATTATATACCAGCCACTGCTTCATTCTTTTCTAATGAATCATCCCTTAAGGCTCTGAAGCCCTTCCTTATAACGTTTATAGCTCTTATGCAAGGGAAAAGATCATTCAAAATAGACAGCCTGTTGACCATTCTGAAGGACAGCAGTTACTCTTCAGATGAGACTGATCTGTCTATAACCAGAGCTGGTTACACATGTAAGAAGCTTATGCAGGTGGAAGATGAAGATATTATATTTGCTGATGCACTTGAGAACGAATATGCTGTTAGATTTTATATCAAAGAGACGGTGGAGAATATCCATATTGATAAGTCAAATCTAAGCAATGAGAGGGAGCTGACATCATATAGACAAACGAAACTTGATAGAGGTGGTTTGTGCACTAGAGTCACATTAGTGCTGAATGAGCAGTTAAATGTCTTACCAACTGCCTCCCTCTGGGCAAAGCTCATCAAAGACCCCAATGATCCATTCATGTTGGTTCTTGAGAGGGTTATGAGAAACAGCCCAGAGATGAATTTAACTTATGATGAGAACAAAATTAAAGCTTCATCATCATTGCCATGGTATTCCGTTGAGTCAATTGCAGACTCCACACAGCTTCTAAGATGGTTTGCTACTGAACCTTACTCCGTTGCTGATTGGTTTAATTACAGAAAACTAGACTCTGATGAGGTCAATCTATTCAGTAGGACTATACAGTGCAGAGGATCATTAACATCAGCCGTGAGACTTAGAGATATCACTGTACCTAGCTTTTTAAGTTGTGACCTAGGAAGGTACATTTTCTTACATAGACCTGAGGTAAGATCAGAATTGAGACAAGACAAAATCAAAAGTGATTTTGTTGAGTTTCTAACAGACATTATTGATCTGAACCAGAATGCTGATTTCATTCTTCTAAAACTGGCAATGTTTCAATTGGAACAGATGGATAATTCAGAGCTGGTTCTGAACAAAGTGAGAAATCACTACATAGAAAAAGATGATCACTCAACCTGTCTGAAGAGCAAAATAGGTAAGCTTGACTCAGAGAGAAGATCCCAGAGAAGTCACAAATCAATTGCCAGTGGAACAAAACCTACTAGGTCTGATCTTAAGAAAGAACTATCTGTGAGAAGACAGACACTGAAGAAGATGTTTCACAAATTTATCAACACATTAAATAATATCCACTTTATACCTAGTGATTGCATCCAGTCAGGCTCTTTCAATTTTAGAATGAGTTCAGTTGGTTTTAGTGATGACATTCTAATAATCAGGAATGTTAATGGAGAGCGAACAAGACTTCTGGATCTATCTAATTATATTACTTGGCTTGATTCGGTACCTATTTTGAAGATTTCAACATCAGACATAATAAATAAAGCAGTGAGTCATACAAGTGACAATAAACTTCAATTACCTCAGACAAGATCTGAGTTGAAAGCTAGAGTGTATGGCACCGTCCAACGAGCCAGACAAGATGATCTCACTTATGATGATCGAGATTCAAATCTTGGCTCTGATAATGAAAATGATGTGCAAGAATCAATTAGTAGATCAACAAGTATCAGCTCCTTCACTGGTATGACCAGGTTCTCTGACAGAGACAGAGAGAATGTAGTTGAACAGTCAGCAGGGGAAGGAGTTAGTGCTGTTGGGGATGATAATGGCGACTTCATAGCTAGTTTTTTAAGAGCCACAGAGATGTCAAGAGAATCAGGCTCTTTGAGTTCATCACGGAGATCCAGACAGTATGACTGAGTGTGGAGAACTGGATGGAATTGAATAGTATAAATCTGTATGGAAACCATAGACTTAGGAATATAGATGTTATATTGAAGTTCAATAGTTGCACTTAGCACAAAGAAATCACCTTGCACAGCTGAGCAAAAGAGATTAGTTCCTTATCAACCTGCTGATTACTTATTTATTAAAATACTCATTTTACTTTAGGCTTGATACAGGTAAGTACTCAGAATCACCTCAGCACTCTAATCCTAACACATTGTTTCAGTAATCAGATCACAATAAGAGGTGGTAATTGCTGTTAATTATACGCCTTTAATATATGCCATAATTAAATGTTGACTCACATATGGACTGCCTCCTAGGAGGGAGTTACTTTATCATAGATACTGGTGCACTGATCACTAGAAGAATCTCACTAAGTACCATCTGATTGGATACTTTATTTAAGCTGCAACCTAAGTGGTAGACCACACAGAATAGTGCCTAAATTTAGTTTTATCTGAGCTTACCCAGCACATAAGAAATCACAAATGACTGTTATGCTACTAGCACATATCATTATCTAAAAGAATGTGATAGAATGCTTAATTATAAGTTTTAAACAGATCTTCCAGTTTCTCATTGACTCATTTTCAGCCCTTTGTCTCAGGGTTCTGCCATTCTCCATCTCAGTTGCTTGAATGTACTGTTATGATCTGAGTCAGAACTAAATAACTACTAGAATAGATGAGGGAAGGGAGAATGAGAAGGAAAATTAGTCAAAATTAAATAAAATAGACGGAGTAGTTGACTGAGTAAGTCAGAGAAGAGTAAAATGATGCAGGTGAAGCTAAGTGAGATGGTTGAGGATTGATTAACTGGGATCTGCTAAATAATTGTTCAACTGAGTCAGACAATGCTGTTGTTAAAAAATCTCTCTGAATTCGACTGTGTTAGTTCTAGGGGGGG